CCTCAGCAACCCTACGCGCCCAGCCTCGTCCAAACGTCTCAAAGTGTCTCAGTTGTTGCAAAAATACTAGCCTTGCATCACACACATCCTGAACCAATTTAGCCGCATCACGCTCCTTTACCAGCGCAATAGTCTTGGGACCAATGGAACCGTCTTTCGTCGCTCCAACGCATTCCTGGAGCGTTCTAGCAGCCCTGGCTGGCCCACTGTTTACGGCGTAATCAAAAACAGCATAATCAACACCAGGAGGTAGTTCATCACCTTTTATAACATCCCAATATTTCGTTTTGTAGAAACCCTTGACACCCTCCGGTGTAAGTGCTCGCATATCATCCGCTGATACTTCTTTGCCTAGGTACTCTTCCCACGCTGCTTTAGTGACTCCCAAGTTAGTAATTCCACCTGGGTCAGATGGGTGGTCAACGTAACCGCCTTCGTGCTTGATAACGTGGTGAAAGCAAATATCGAACTTCATTTCTTGTTCCGCATATCAATGATTTTTTCCAATGTCCTGCCGCCAAAGTAAAAGCTCATAATGAGCATTCCCCACTGCCCCAACAGTTGCACATAGGACTCATTCGTGTCTTTTCCGAATGCAGACATCATGGCAAAAGTAAAGTAGCCAGCGAGGATAAAGATAAGAGTCATTGGCCGAATGTTTTTGGACAGCCAGCTATCGCTACCCATGTCAGCCTTCAGCCGTTCTGTGAGGTTGTTTTGCTCTACCTCAAACAGCTTTGTCTCATTAGCCATCTTTGCCAATTCACCGTCCTGGTGTAACTTGGCAAGCTCGGCCTGAGCCTTGGCTTTTGCCTCCGGGTCAGGGAGAACTTTGTCTAGGATCTTTGATCCGACTTCAAGCAGTGGGCCTAGAGCTAGCATCATCTTCCTTTTTGATCATGTTGGCTGCGGCATAGGCGCCTTTACGACCAACGATCCCGCCTACAGCGCCAATCGCCAGTAGCATGATGTCCTTCAGGATAGCGATCAACTGAGTGTCAATCGGGCTGATGCGCTCCATGTCGTGTTCGACAAATAGAACGCCACCGATGATTGAGATAACTGACAAAACCAGAATACCCACGAGACTGAGGGCAATAACAGCCCAAACACGTACCTCAATCTCTTCTGTACTCATGACTGCTCAATCACAAACATTATGATGTGGTAAAGAATAAGACCGCCAAAGAACAGGATAAACACCAGAAATGCGTAATCAGAAACCATCCGTAGCAGCTTTTTGCGTCTACGGATCTGCTCATAAACCATCTTCTCGCGCTTTTCCTTGATCGACCGACGCATCATCAGGAATTCGTTATACCCATCTTTTCCAAGCCACCAAAGCTCGCCCAGCGTAAACATATGCCGGATCTCTTCCTCCATCTGCGCGATCTTGATCTTGGCAGCGTAGGTGTCAAACGCTTCAGCAGTTGCTGACTTGTTGAATACCAGTTTCTTAAAGATAGGAGGTGGCTTGTCTGCTAGCTCTTCCTCAGTCTTAATCCATTCCTGGAGATCAGATACAGCGCCAGCCCACTTGCCCAGTTGACCGAAAACGTCTTCAGCTTCCCTGCCAATCTCAACAGCCTTTTTAAGGCCATTGAATACAGCCGTAGCTGTAGCAAGTAGGGTAACTGGATCAAGCATTACTTAATCCAACCGTCCCAAGCAGCCTTTAGCACAAGCAAAGCTGCTCCGATACCTGCCAGCCACTTCATGAAAGCAACAAGCGTCTGGGCAGTTTTCCACGCTTCTGCAAGGTCTTTGATGCTGTCATTCAAGGCATCTACCTTGTTTTCCAGCTTCTCAACATGAGATCGGAGTTGCTCGACTTCGCTCATATTCAAACCCCAACAGCAAACCAGTAATAAGTAACCGTTGCAATATCTTCAAAAGCTGATTTAATTTCAAATCCTGTCGTACTAACAGACTGCACAGAAAACGAGTCTCGTTTATTTCCTGCTGCTGTAGTCAATGCTTGAGGTGTTGCCGTTACAGAATAAACGGATGAACTAAACGCCGTTGGAAATGTAATAGAAGCGGTTCCGTCATACCCTGGGTCAACCGTCACTGATCCCCATTGCAAAATTAACCCACCAGGAAGTTTTTGATAACCATTCGAACCAAGTGATTGATTACTTCCGGTGAAGTTTGTAGTGTAAACCCCATTGGTGACAGTAGCAGCATTACCAGTGATACTGATACCCCAAGTCCCACTTGCACCGCTACCAGTCAATCCTGGGGCATACGATCCAATGTTAGAGGTGGTAACACCATTGGTTGCTGTTGCAGCATTTCCGGTAATGTTAATCCCCCATGTACCGGACGCACCAGTTCCGGTTTTGGTGGGAGCATCGTTAGCAATACGCAAGATAGTGTAAGCAGTGGTGGCAGCGTTTGTGCTGTTGTCACTGGTTGATGGAGTTGGCAGAACAGGACTGCTAGAGAACGTCTTAACGCCAGCAATCGTCTGATTTCCGGTCGTGTACACCCCGTTAGTCACAGTTCCAGCATTTCCGCTGACATTTCCGGTCACATTACCGGTGACATTCCCAGTGACATTACCGGTGACGTTCCCAACAAATCCAGCAGAGGTAAATGTACCGACAGATGACCCGTTGGCAGCAACTCCGATCTGGTTGCCAGCAGCAGAATAAAAACCTGTATCGGTATCACCGTTGAACGTCCAGCTAGGCGCAGCAGCAGTTCCAGCCGGGGCAATGTACTTGTCCTGGGAGCCGTTCTGCCACTCTTTCAGATCAGCCATCAACTGCCGGATGGCATTGTTGATATTCGCAGGGGAGCAACCTTCTGCGATGTTGATCGAATTGATGTCTGTGTTGAGGTCTGGATTAGTGTCGAACTCTGAGATCTTTGTCTTTGCCATTATTCCACCTCAACTTGAGGAGTCAGAAGCCCACGCATTGCGGCAGGCACGTTAAAGTATGTCGCAGGCTCTCTGCCAACTGGCCTACCCATCAGAATCTGCGAGATCAATTCATCAACCTTGCTCTGCATTCTAGCGCCAGCCATCTCTCTAGCAGCAGCACCCATTGCAGGCACAGCAACAGCGCCAGTAGTACCACCAAGCGCATACCCTGCGCCCGTAGCAATACCACCAGAAATTACGCCAGTCGGTGACAATTTGCCGAAGTAACGCAAGACATTGTCAACAGGACCACCACGTGCAACGTCTTTGATCAATTCCTGCTCTTCTTTAGTAAACCTTCTGAGTTTGGTTTGATTGTTAGCAAGCTGTCTAAATTGCACTCGAATGGAGTTCTCCATTCCAGACTGGCTATATTGCGCCGCACTATTTTGTGCGCGCTCAAGCAAAGTCTCAATTTCTTGACCCTTGGCTGCCCTGCTGTAAAGCCCACGAGCTTCTTTCAGAGCATCAATTGCCATTTGCCGAGAGGGGCCAGCACCAGCCACAAGATCAGCGTCTTGCAAGTTCTCAACAAAATCATCCATCTTGTTCAGAATAGCCATGCCCATTTTGCTTTCTGAACGATCACGAGATGCCGCAACATTCCCAGCCGCACGGCGCAATCTCTCCAGTCTTTCAAGCGTCAACGGAGTTTGTGCTTGCTGTCCGAACTCATCCAAAAATGCGGCTACAGCGGGTTGAGATCGAGGCAAGTACCCAAGGCTATCAACAGACTTAAAAATGTCTTGCGCGGCTTTCTGGAGGCTTTGTGGGGCAATGATTGCACCAGCCTGCTCGGACCGTTGATAGGATGCTGCTGCCGCCTGTTTCATTGCTTCAGGAGTCGGCACGATCTCTCGTTGACCCCTGCCTGCGCCAACAGCACCAGATGCGACAATGGAAGCAATTTGTCCAGCAACATCGCTATCAGTTACGTCTGCCACTGCCTCACCCGTAGCAGGACCGACAGCACCAGCAACAATCTGCTGACCAGGACGAGCAGCCATCTGTCCAGCCACAGCCCTTCCAGTCGGGGTAACAGCCGTCTGTGCCATCCTAGCCATCCCGGGGATCGTTCCAATAGCACCAGCAGCACCGCCACCAGCAGCAGTCATCATCTGCTCAGGCACAGTCTCAGGCTGAGGCAGACCCATCCGAGTCGCCAATCCACCAATGGCTTGCATTGGCGTTGGAATTTGCATGGATTGAGGTGCAGCAAGGTTATAAAGCTGCGTAGCAGCCTCAGCAGCAGGAACCGCCAAGGCTCCAGCGGCCATACCAGGAGGACCAAACGGAGCGCCCATCGCAGCGCCTACAGCAACCGGAGCAGCGCCACGAGCAACAAGCCCTGGAATTCGCGCAGCGCGTTCCTCTATTGGTCTTCCTGCTGTCAGATAATCAAGCGCCTGCGTAGAGGAATAGCCCTCTTTCATGGCTGTCGTAATGTCGTCAGCGCGGATTCCGCTTTGCACTAGGAACTTGACGATTTCGTCGTCTTTGTAACCTTGGCCTCGCGCCTCGATAATGCGATCTGACAGACTCTTTGCCATGTCACTTCCCAAAAATGTCGGTCAAAGACTTACGCTTTGCTCCAGCAGGACTAATTACAGACTTTTTAAGGTCTTCTTCAATCGTCTTGTTTTTACCGTAATCCAACTGATAGCCCTCATACAAACCAGAGATGGCCTCATTGGTAGCACGGCTCAGAATATCCAATTGCTCCCGAAGTTGATCGACCGTTTGCGCTTGATCCAGCGCGGCTTTTAGGTTTTCAAACCTTGCGCCCTCTCGCTCAGTCAAAGAACCAACGCCTGAACCAGTCGGGGATTGCTGACGAAGATTGACGATACCAGCAATAAAGTTGCGATTCTTTAGGTTATCAAGCAGCGCCCTAGCATTTGCCGCCTGAGTCCCAGGGATAGCACTTAGAGCAGTACCACCGAATCCAGTCGCAGACGCAAGACCGGGATGGCTACGAACTTGCTCGACAGCATCTTTTAAGTCGCGCAGATCTTTGATCGCAGAGCGAGCGGCAGATACGACTTTTGGTTGTGCAACTTCCAACTCAGTGCGGAACTTAAGCGGAACACTTTGATTTCTAACAGTCGGCACAAAACCTTCCTGCTGCGGTTGTGCTCCGGTAACAGGTTGAGCAACTTCTGGTTGAGCGGCAACCGGTGCTTGAGGTTGAGCAGCAGGAGCAGCAGCAGCGGCTTGCAATGGTTGACCACCAGCAAGCGCAACAATGTTTCTGGTCAGATCAATACCAGTTTCTGCTTTCAACGTTTCGGCTTTAATTTGCAAATCAGCCAATGCAGCAGGAGACGGACGCTGTTGGAACTCAAGAACCTGACCAAGCTGTTGAGGGCTTAGGTTTTGTGTCTTGACACCAGGGAATTGAACCGAGGCATACAAAGAACCAAGTTCAGACAGCTTCGGAATATCCTCTCTGTTATACACCGCACGAGTGGCGCCTGTTCGTTTATCGATCTGAACAATGTCGCTACCAGAAGATTTATACTCAAAAACATCCTGCGGCTGCATGATCTTGATGCGTTTCTCAAGAGCATTTACAACCTTCTCAAAATCAGCAGGAGGGAGATATGAAGACAGTTGAGACAGTGCTTGTTGATTGATTGCAGGCTGGTTGAGAGTGCCGCCTTCTGCCGATTGGATTAGAGCGGCCAACGGATCAGCCGCCTGTGCACCAGTAGTGAGTGCTTGCTGACGCTCAGTTGTTACCAATTGAGGCATGACCTGTCGCACAAGTTCCTGCTGCTGGCGCAGCCTTTGTGCTTCTTGCATCTTCTGCATAGCACCTGCTTGGCTGATCTGCTGGTTGACAGCGTTCTGATACATCTGCTGACCAGCCATCAACCCAGAACCCAATGCCTGACCGATATTCGTGCGAGTCCTGCTAGGACCACCCGCTTGCAACAGACCCGCAGCAAGACCTAAGAGTCCCTGCTGCCTAGCCTGCTGCTGTAAGTTTTCGTCTCCCAACAGCCCAAGAACGGGATTGGCGGGAAACAGCCGATCAAGCAATCCATCCATTACATTCTCCTAGCGGGACGATACTCGCCTACACTGTATCCAGGCATCATCCGTTCAAACAGCAACCCAGGTACATCGAATGCACCCAGTTGTTGCTCCTCGTCCTGTCGCATGAACTCCAACGGACCTACAACACGTTGAGAGATGGGTACAGGTTGGAAGGCAATGTTTACAGGTTTGGCCTGAGACGGTTGTATTGGTGCTGTTTGAGCTTGCTGTGGAGTCATTGCCCCAGCCAATTGCGCCCCAGCCATCAACACAGGTGTAGATGTGGCTTTACCCAATAACCCAGACATTGCAGACGCAGGAGCAGCAGCCAATTGAGTCTCAGCAGCCGCCGCCGGGATGAATCCACCAGCGGTTGATGCTGCGCCACCACCCAACAATCCAGGGGCTACAGCACCCCCAACACCACCTAAAGTAGCTCCCAAAAGAGCGCCCTTCAGCGGGTCTTTTTTGTTTGTGACAGCGCCAGCAGCAGCGCCAACCATTGCAAGGGTTACTGGATCAGCCATGTTAAGTCCCTTGTGCAGTCATTCCAAGATTCGCTTGTGGCCTGTTGAACGCGCTAATCAGCGCAGCACCACCCAGGGCAGTAGCAGCAGGATTCGTGTATTCCGGGGCAACCTGTTGCGATCCAGCAGGTACGCCCCCGATGAACGACAGATATTGCTGAAGCGCCCTGAACGGAGCTTGCTGTTGATAATTGAACCTGTTGATCTGGTCCTGAACTTCCTGCTGCTGGTACTGTTCACCCATCTGTCCAACCTGCAACAGACGCTGAATGTCGGCATAATCCTGAGATGCAAGAGACGGTGCCAACTGAGCAGCAGCCAGACGAACATTTGCCGCACCTTGTTCAGCACCAGTCAACCCCTGTGCTGCTTGCAACTGAGTATTGAATTGCTGTGCCTGTGTCTGTCCCAATCCACCAGCGGCTGCAAGTTGGTTAATAAGTGCTTGCTGTTGAGCCTGTTGCTGTCGATTGAGCGCAGCTTCTTGGAGTTGGCGCTCCTGCTGATACCCAGCAAACCCAAGACGCTCACCTAGACCGGACAGATTCGCAGCGAGAGATTCAGCAGCGCCTGCCTGGAGTTGTCCCTGTGCAGCAGATCCAAACCGACCAGCACGAGATGCTTGAGATTGAATGTTCTGAATCTGTTGTTGGAACTGGCTAGTGATCGGGCGGGAAGCAGCCTCAAAAGTTGCTTGTAGAAATGGGTTCATTCCAAGAAACGCGCCACCAGCAGTTTGATCTGCTTGAACCTGACCGGCTCTCCCGTAGATGTCCTGATACATCCCAGGAGCGGCACCCTGTCCGGCTTGTCCGTAGATGTTGCCGAACATACTTCCAGCAGGAGCTTGGAAACCCGTAGCAGCCCCCACAGCACCCTGTGCGCCTGACACCAGCGGAGATCCAGCCTGCGCCCTTTGTGCGGCCATTTCCATAGCCTGCTGGGTATACTGAGACGGTCCTACAAAAGTTTGACCGCCGTAATACTGCGGCACATATCCTGCCTTCATTTCACCCGTAGCAGGATCTCGATATTGCAACTGTCCGGTCTGAAACAGGCTCTGAGCGCCGGACAAACCCTGCTCGACAAACGGAACAAGCCTAGGATCAATGCGGTTTTCGGTCTGGGTTGTACCCGATCTGCTACCCATTAGACACCTCTTTCACCCATTTTACGGGCTTAAATCCATATTTTTCAGCCATTTTTGACCATCCCGGCCGATTTGACTCAAACGTGATTCTACGCGCACCACCCGATTTAGCAATTTCCTCTGCATGACGGAAACCTTCTTGCATCAGAAACTTTCCATATCCTGCCCAAATATGCACAGAATCGCCAACCGGCTGCAAAACACCAAACCCTACCGGAACACCATCCTCTACCATCAACCACAACATTGACTTACACGTATAGCAGTCAACGTATATATCCTCGGGTATCCAAGGCTCAGAACTCGCCTCTTTTACTTCCAATAAACCTTGCCGCACATAATCCCAGACCGATCTGAGACTGTTTGACTCGACAAACACTCTATCCAAGAATCACATACCTATATGTTTTGTCTGCCGTACTGTTTGCAAAATGATTGACGGTTGCCTGACCTTGCGTCTGGTTCGATGTGTACACATCAGACGTTGAAGATTCAGACACCATGTTGATAGTAGCAATTACGGATGGAGTTGCTGGTCTTGTTGGGCTGGTCTGTGTTGGCAACTGCTCTAACGTGACAGATATGTTAGTTGTCGCCCACATTATTTCAACGTAATCGTTCGCAACAAGATCAATATAAAAATTCAACGCAGCAATCAAGTGACCGTTGATAGACCCGTGTTTATTAGGAACGGAATATCTGCTATTACTGTTGGCAATGTCTGTGCCGTTTTTTCTGAACCAAATATCTACGTCTTGAATCTGAGAGTCAGCGTTTGCGAATTGTGCGCTGAACTGGAGATCGTAAATTCCAGGGCTTTTGACATTGATGCGAGAGTTATTGCTGACGGTCACTCCATTGCTGAAGTCCGTCGTGCCAAACTTCATTGCATAGGCATCTACCGTCGTCGTCGCAGACTGGTCTGTGGAGTCCTGAAACGCTCCGTAGGGGATGTCATCCGCAGCAGCAGCAGCAGAGTATGGCGCGAACAGGATGATGCTGTCTTCGCTGATCCGCTCATCGAATAACGTCGTGCTGGTTGCGTTACCCGTAGCAAGGGTGATCAGACCGACAGAGTTGATCTTCCCGTCAAGGATGCGGTTGACGATTTCGGACACATCCCGAGGCGTCCCACCCTGCTGTGGAAGTCTACGAAACATCAGCGACCACCGACAGTCTTGATGTCAACATCGACACCGACAGCAGTGTTCCAAGTTCCAGTGGGAGTCAGTGACACCCGATGATACTTTCCTCTCGACCTCAATGGGATGCGATTCTCGCTATCAGCAGCAACAGCAGTGGAATAGCTTAAATTGCCGTCCAGACGGTATCGAGACGCAACTTGAACTGTGGCAGACCCATTGTCCACGATGGGTCTAGCAAGCGTCAGGATCGTCTCTGTGTTTTCGGCTTCTATATCACCAGAAGTCAGAACAGCGGTTTGATTGGCACCACCAAATGTCACCAGACGGCTTGCCGTAACACCACCGAGCACCAACTTGCCGCCAGCCCATAGCCGGGAATCAAGGGATTCTGGCAGAGCATCCAGGCTTGCTGAGACATTTGCAAGCTGCTCCAGCGTATAACTGGCAGTGGCAAGTGTTGAAACATAATCAGCGGTCGTTTGTCCATGACTCCATTTGTCCACAGCGTAGTTGTAAATCAACACCTTCTGGACGTTGAAAATATCCCGGAAGCACCAGACCACTACCTTGTTCACCGGATCAACAGCAGCAGACATCTTGTCGAACTGTGCAGGATCGGCGTTAGCATAAAACCACCGATCAACCACCTCATTCCCGATTGGCTTGACCGTCTGCCCATCCGTCACAAAGAACCCATCATCGCTCAAGAAGTAGGTCAGAGGACCACTCTGCACCACAGAACGAGACTCATAACAGCCTAAATTCCTAACGATAACATCAAACTGAAAGAAGAGCGGAGATCCGATGTAAGTCATCCGCGCAATCGCTCGTTCCAACAGGACGACACCAAACTCACCACCCGTCAGACCACGGATCTCACCGCCATCAGGTATCACCTGGGAGTCAGATTGACTACCAGCACCAGGAGTCCAGTCTGTCTCGTCGTTAATGTCAGACCAATATATCGTCGAAATCTCGCTTGCAGTCTTGGCAGCAACTACGAAATCACGGACAACCGTCACAAACTGAGCAGTTGGAGCAGCAGCAGCAACATCCGCGAACTTGGTACTTGACCCCATGTCCCAGGCTTGGATCTTGTCAATCCCATTCGCGGCCAGTACAACAGACCCAAACTGTGCAGTAGTCCAGAGTGTCGTCGTAGAGTAAGCAGAAGCGGTCCGACTTACGTCATCCATAGACGAGTCAGTAGGATCGAACTTAAACAGCTTTGTAGAGCCTGCACCGAACAGGGTGGTGGTTGTACCCAATCTCCCGACAAAACTCGTCAGAAGGCTTTCTGATGCAGTTGAGGACAAGTTGGCATTGGATGGCAGAGGACCATAGCCCATAGCGACCGGAAGACAGTTAAGCGCCTCGGTCAATCCTCCGGCGACTCCGGGTCTATCAGGTGTCCACTTGCCAAATGCGATTCTCATTGGACGGTCCAGTTATTCGATTGCGTTGACTTGTCGGTCCAAACATTTGAATCAATTGATGTTTCAGACCAGATATTACTTCCAGAAGCGTTTTCAGTCCATGCGTTTCCACCCGGAACAGAGTCGGCCCAAGTGTTAGCTCCCTCATCCGGGATTGACCATACGCCCAACAACGAAACAGACCCCAACTGCGTTGTGCCCTGCAACCCAGACACATCGATGTAGTTGTTCGTTTCTAGGGTAATCGTGCCAAGCGCAGTCGTCCCCTGTACCCCAGTGACAGGAATGACAACCAGAATTCTGACTGTACCCGTTTGCCCTGTAGCTTGTACTCCGGTCGTAACGACAACAGCATCAGCAGTGACGGTGACAGATCCAACTTGCCCAACAGCAGAAACACCTGTTAGCGCAGTGTTTGCCTTTGCGACAACAGTCTCGTTTCCGAGCGTTCCTGTCGCTGACACACCAGTCAGAGATACGTTTACCCCTTGATTCTGGATTACAGTGACAGAACCAATTGATCCGGTTGCGGAGACTCCAGTAAGAGATACGTTTACACCCTGACCAGCAGAGACAGTAACCGATCCTAGTGCACCAGTTGCACTAACTCCTGTGGCAGCAACTACTGCTTTGCCTGATACAGATACGGAACCAAGTTGCCCAGAAGCCGATACGCCCGTGACCGGAACTATCTTTGCAATTTGTACGGTAACGCTACCAAGTTGTCCGGTCGCAAATACTCCGGTCAAAACAACATTGGCTTTTCCAGTAACATTTACGTTACCAATTTGACCTGTGGCAAAGACTCCGGTAACTGGAACTGGTGTAACTAGCGCAACCGTAACCGTCCCAAGATTACCAGTTGCAGAAACTCCGGTGACGTTAACAGTAACGCCACCACCACCCGGAGCCTCAAACCTCCATCCGAGGCTTCCGTTATTGGTTGAGTTTGAACCAGCGTACCAAGTCATAGCGGATATGCTCTCACACCTGTAATGGTGAGATAGTCTACCGATATATCACCACCTCCGGTATGAACCAGAGTTGCTGGAGAACTGGCTGAAGTCCCCTGAACCGTCAGCACCCGCCCTGCCTCGCCTGCCGCCGTCCACTGAGATACGCGCTGGGTGGTCGTGCCTAGGGTGATGTTGGTCGCGCCGGTTGCTTTATAAGTATTAGTAATGTCCTTGAAGGTGTTGTTGCCGACGATCGTCAGAGTGCCAGCACCGCCTTGGTTGAGGGTGATGTTGGTGTAGGCGATGCCGCCGCCACGAAAATTTTTAGCAGAACCAGAGGTTAGGCTGATCGTGCCTGTGCCTGTAACGGTAAGCCCAGTTGAGGTTACGTTCCAAACGTCAGCTGACCCGGAGAGAGTCCATGTTCCAGATCCTATAGCAACAGTTCTTGTATTAGATCCACTTGAAGTTACATCTGGTGTTGTGACATTGTAAGAACCTGCATCAAAAGTTCCAGTTGTTATTATTAACGACTGAGAACTACCGATTGCGTCTTGTAATGTTACAGATCCAGAAGGACTATTTGTAGTTATTGTTTGTGCAAACGATTTTCCGGCGCTGGTAATGGTTTGACTTCCTCTTCCAGAAAAAATGAACCCACCACCCCCGCTCATTGTCGTTCCGGTGCCATTTATCCAATTTCCATATACGTTGACTGTTGCACTAGACGCCAAGGTCATCGTGTTGCCGGTACGCGCCGACATATCTATCGTGCCGATGTTGTAGGCTGCGTTGATTGTCGTCGTAGCACCTGTACCGGGGCTGGTCGATTCAAAGATGCAGGTATCTTGGGCCAGAGGGAAGTTGTTGACAGACGGAGAACCCCCGCTCGATGTGGCCCAAGCCGTAGCAGACCAGTTGTTGTTTCCGGCGAGGTTCCAATACTTGTTCGCTGCTGCTGTAAACGTAATCCCGCTGTTCCCCTTGCAGTCCCCGATCCTCGTACCCGAAGCAGGAGCCGCAGCACCTGCAATTGTGATGTCACGGAAGTCTACGTCGGTCATGCTGACGGCGGGGCAGGTCAGGGTGCGGGTCGTTCCGAGGGTGTCGGAACGGACAAAGTGCCGCATCGTGGCGTTAGTGCCAGCGGAAAGGGTTAGAGTGCCGGTAATGGTTTGGTTGGCGGTGATGGAGATGATCTTCAGGCCAGCAGAGGTGATGCCGGTAAATGACAGGTTATTGAAACTGTTCGCGCCGTTGATGGTAACGGTGCCTGCGGAGGTGCTGGTGAAGGCAACGTTGTAGAAGGTTTGGTTGTTGCCTGTAATTTCAGTGGTACTACTCGTGTAATTAATTTGAGATGTGCCCGCTATAAATGTTAGATTTGCTCTCTGGGTTTCTGTAGAACCAAATCCAGATGTTGTGCCAGTGCCGCTTACTGTAACTGTAGAAGAGCCTAAATCAATAGTTCTAGAATTGTTAAATGCTGATATAAGAAAACTTACTGATAAATTATAAATATCGCAGTCAAACAACCCATTTGTTATGGACAAGGTATTGGACCCAGTATTCAATGCGCTACCCAGCGCCCATTCGCACCCGACGCCGTTAACCGTAATCGCAGAAGCAAGCGCCACGCCATTAGTCGTCAGCGTTTTGCCTGACGTTGATCCAGTCAACGTGATTTGACCGTTATAAGTTCTCGTCAAACCCGTTGCAGGCAGCGTCACGTTGCCATGAATGCCATCAATTGTAGTCGATCCGGCCAGCGTCACGTTTCCTGATGCTGGGCCAGCGATAGTCAAAGCCTTCATCCGAATCCCGCCGGTCACGGCGTTCACCGTAGCGGTGTATGCGGTTGCGTTAGAAGCCGAATCAAACACCACATCGTCATGGCTTCTTGGAACAGCTGCACCCGATGCACCCCCAGAAGACGTAGACCATCTTGCAGTGTCTGACCAGTTGCCGGTTCCACCAACCCAGTAGCGGGTAGAGTCTGCGGGTTTTGCAGTGCGATAGACCGGTGCAGCGGCTGTTCCAGTGCTGTTTGCTCCAGCATAGAACTCTCCGGGGCTTGTAGCAGCAAACCCAATGCTACCCATTGCAAGGTAGTCAATGCCAGAAGTACAAGCTCCGGCGAGGAGATGGGCAGTCCCTGTGCCGGTCAGGGTGACGACATTACCCGCCGTTCCTGTCACGGTCCACGCACCGAAAGTCTGGGTGGTTGTACCAAGCGCAATGGTGTGCGCGACAGTCTTAGTGCTGGCAAGCTCGGTAAATTGGTTATTGTCAGTTATGGTCAGGGTAGATGTGCCAGTCGCACCGCCGATGGTGAGTTTGTTATAGGAGAGAATTCCACCGTTAAATGTACGGGCAGAAGTGCTGGTGTCAGACAGAACAATGTTTGCGGTGCCTTTGTAAAAAGTAAAAAATGCGGTATTAAAGCCGCCGTCTCCCCAAATATTACCTGTACCAGATACTGTCCACGTTCCTGACCCCATTTTTAATGTTCTTGCCCCGGTGAAACCAGATATAAACGTCAGCCCTACTTGACCTGTTGTTACATTATATGTAACAGCATCAAATGTTCCACTCCATATTTCTAAACGTCTATCAGAAATTGTCGAAAAAGCATCTGCCAATTGAGCCGTTCCCGTCACGCAATCAATCCTCACCGGGCAACCAAACTGTACACCGTTGCTAGTAATAGTCTGCGTTCCACGCTTGGCAAATGTAATCGTGCCTGTCGTGCTTGAAGAAGTAACCCCTGTTCCAAACTTCCAGTCACCATACACAAATGGCAAATTGGTGCTTGTCGTCAACGTCATCGCACTTGTTCGTGCAGATGCATCAAACGTCCCGATATTCCACGCTGCATTGATTGTGATCGTCCCCGTCACGCTACCAGTGTTATCAAACACCGCCGTATCTTGTGCAAGCGGGAAGTTGTTGGTTGCAGGAGAGCCGCCAGAAGATGTGGCCCATCCGTCAGCACTCCAGTTCTGAGCACCAGCAAGGTTCCAGTACACAGTCTTCGGAGCAGGGAACGTGATCCCTGAGTTCCCACCACAGTCTCCTGCGCGAGTCGGAGATGATCCGGCAGCAGTACCGGCTATCGTGATGTCCCTGAAGTCGCAGTCAGTAGCGGATAGGGTGCCAACGGTCAGGGTGCGGGTAGTGCCGAGGGTGTTAGACTGGACAAAGATGCGGCGGACTGGAGAGGCTCCGGCGACGGTGAGTGTGCCGGTGATGGTTTGGTTGCTTTGAGAAGAAACCTGAGTTAGTCCAGCCGATGCCGGGGCTGTAAAAGTCAAGTTGTTGTATGTATTACTGACAGTTATTGTGTGAGTTACGGCTGATGTTCCTGTGTATGAAACATTGTAAAAAACTTTTTGACCTCCAGCAAAACTGCTATTTGAAATTGAAGTCAGGTTTATTTGTGATGTTCCGGCATTAAAAGTAAATGTATTATTTAAGCTAAATGTTATGGGGCTTGTGCCACTTAACGTAACTGTGCTACTTCCTAAAGTTATTTCTGATACGTTTGTCGTTGCAGCAGAAAAAGAGCCAGCAGTGACGTTGTAGTTTTTAGTGTCAAACGTGCCGTTGGTGACGGTGAGGGTGTTTGAGCCAACACTTAGCGCATCAGCAAGCTCAACTGTGCCGCCGTAGGTATCTACAACAATGCCTATTGACATTGTTTTCCCGGCGCTTGTAATAGTTTGTGTATTTCTTCCAGAAAATATAGGAGCGCTCCCACTTACAGTTGGGCCGCTTCCGTTTATCCAATTACCGTACACAATAAAAGCGCCAGCAGACACATTCAAAGTCATCGCATTTGTTCGCGTAGACATTGTGATCGTACCTGTATACGGCACAGCGTTATCCAGCGACACCGTAGCAGACGTATTTAGCCCCGTGTTCTCAATAACGGCAGTGTCCTGAGCGAGCGGGAAGTTGTCCGTGCTGACAGCGCCGCCAGATGATGCCGCCCAAGCATTTGCAGACCAGTTTCCACCTACGGCAAGGTTCCAATACACCGTCTTTGGTGTAGATGCAGTGATCCCTCTGATGCCGCGCAAGTCACCAATGCGAGTGCCAGAGATCGGAGCAGCAGTGCCAATAACGTAGATGTCTCGGAAGTCAGCGTCGGTCAGGCTTGGTGCGCTGTTGATGGTGAGGGTTTGGGCAATGCCGTATGTGACCCCACGGAACCAAACACGGCGGTTTCCTGCTGTGCCGGTGGTTGACAAGGTGCCGTTGATGGTTTGACGGGCTTGAAACGTAACCTGACGAATACCAGCAGTGTTTGGAGCGGTAATGCTTAAATTATTAAATGTATTAATTGCTTCAAACGAATGAGTCCCAACAGGTGTTGCTGTAAAAGAAACATTATAAAATGTCACGCCTTGTGAAGTTGCGGGACCGCCTGTAAATGTTGCGCCAGTCGATGAACATACTATTGTAGATGTTCCAGCATTAAAAGTTAGGTTTGTATTTGTCCCAAAAGATATAGGGGCGGTACTACTCAACGTCACCGTAGACGATCCAAGATTTATCGTGCGGGTGTTGCTGTTGCTGGAGGATAGTTGAGTTGCGGTGACGGCATTATTGTTGGTAGTGAATGTGCCAGCCGTTAAAGTAATCGCCCCAGAACAGGTTAACGTACCACCAAGACTCAATGTCGCAGCAGCAGCATTGATCGTTACCGAAATTACCGATGCGTTGTAATTGGTTGTAATAGTCGGAGAGCCGGAGTTTCCGTCAATCGTTACATCATCAGACGCACCCGGAACACTTGCGCCACCGGCCCCGCCAGACGTGGCAGACCAGTTAGTTGTGTTTGTTGTGCTCCAAGTGCCAGAGCCGCCAACCCAAAAACGTGCGGCCATGGCTAAGCCTTTACATACTTAACGCCGTCGATCTCAATAAACTCTGGCTCAGGCTCAGGAACAGGAGGCGCAGTCACAACAGCAATCCAGTTGTCGCGGCGCTGCTCTTTCATGGTTTGAATCTCTGCTTCCGTAAACGTGTGATCGTCCGGAAGGTGCAGAGCGTCAGCAAATTTGCCATGAGGAGTTTCAAATTCAAAGTCAATCTTCATGGCAAATCACCTTATGCAATACGAATGATGGCGTTAGACGCATCCGCAGTCGGGAACTGGACAACAAAGTCACCACTGGTCGAGGTCTTGTCAGACCCAAAGTCCAATACAGCGATGGCTCGATTAGACTTGCTGCTGTTGTAAATTAACGCGCCACGCGCAGTAATAGATGCACTCGACCACGTAGAGTCTGAAAAGTCTACAAACGCAGTCGTACCACTAGAGCTAATCGTGGCCCCCGCGAGCGTGTTTCCACCCGTGGTGTATCCAGACCCACTGGCGACCTCGTTCGTGCTGCTGTAGGTCGTCGTAGTGGCATCCAGCGTAGCCGATGAAGTGTACAGAGCGATCTTGAGAGTGTCTGTATCCAGATCGTGAGTGCCACCAAGAAGTTCAGTTTTGAAGCTGGTGCACATTGCTTGGGTGATAGGCATTTCTTACCTCTTTGCGAGAGTCATTACCATAGGATTACCGCTGTACTCTCCACCGTCATCCGACTTGGTAAGATCATCCAGCGCCCGAGAATACAACCCAGCCCATACCGCAAGCCTTGCGTCATTCATCAGGTAAGGCTCGGCTTCCGACAGAGATCCATACAACAGCAGATCAGGGCAGGTTGTCATGAATGCATTCGTACTGGTGCTGTCACTCAAAAATGTTGGCGCAGCATAGTACAGCATATAAACCGTGTAATTCGTATCTGGGACCGGAGCCAACTGGATCTCGTCCGACAAAATCGTGTAGTTATTTGGCTTGCCTGATTCCTGAGTCCTGGCGTTTCTGGTAAACGTAGACGGGGACAGATAGTTCAGCGGCTGCTCTGGATTGGTATCCAGGTAGAGATTACGCATCTCGATGAAGTCAGTCGGCAACCCAACAGTGCTATCACCACCGGTTGCAGACGTATAGGCTAGTTTCAACATCTGCCGAATACGCAGATTGCGACGAAGCCTAACCTCTGCCAGCCGGATAAAGTCAGGAATCTGGCTAGTGAGATCGCTTCTTGCGAGATAGCTTGCGATCGTGCTTTTGAGATCGCTGTACGTTGCTAGGGCCATTTATGTCATCCCAGCCATAAGTTTTAACCCCGATATGCCCAATGTGCATAGACAAATCGTGGTCAACAAACACAGGAACATCATTCTCAAGACACCTGACGCAGAACGTCACATCCTCGCCAATGACATTTCCATGATCCGTCCAGATAATGTCATGCCAAGGTTTCGGTATCTTTTTGAATACTTCCGACCTCACAAGTGTAACACCGAACCCCACAGCGGTCACTTGTTCGATCCCAGACTTGCCCCGGCTCTCAATCTTCGTCCAGACCTGTTTAACGGCCCCAGGATCGCTTTTGTCGATCTTTAGGTTCATTGCCGTTGGCATAATCGGTTCGCGCCTTGTAGTGGCGTTTACGCCGATTAGCGGGACATCCCTTGCAAGCAGTATCTCAACAGTGTCTGCCGGAAACCGCATATCGCTGTCAATCCATAAGACAGCGTCTGCACCCCATTCCATAGCCTCGTCAGCAAGTTTTTCTCTCTGAGTGAAAATTAGTGTTCCTGGCATCTGCAAAAGCTGGATCTCATTCCTTCCACGCTTTGCCTCATACGCACAGAGTCGAGCCAGATCAAAAGCAAACCCCGCCAGCACATTGTCCCGGCAGGGCACACAGATCGCAATCTTCATCCTACCCCCTTAGACGCTACCAGGGTACGTTCTCCACACCCTGTTGTCAGGATCATTCAGCCACTGTTTGAACGCTCTTTCATCCTGTACCGCAAACCCACGCATGATTTTTTTCTTATTCAGATCGTCAATCACCGTAAAAGGTAATCGAGCGACATGAGTCATGACGTTATCGATCTTTCGGGTTGCGTTGTCAACTTGGATTTTGTTCGCTTCGATAATGTGAGAAACGTCCTGCTTAGTTTCCAGGACGACAACATCATCCAGCTTATGCGCTATCGTGTAGCGCCCCTCACCAACCGAAAATAGTTCTGACATATTAGGGGAGGGAGGCAGGTTTCCCCACCTCCCTCTTTACTTACAGAGCCGGGTTCAGGTCAGCCACGATTCCATGAGCCGCCTCATTCCGCATTTCCAGCGTGAACTCAGCAATAAGCTGGGTCTTCTCGCTGTCACCGGTACGAGCCAGATCATTCGTCGCAAACGGACGCAGATATGCAACCGCTGCATACTCAGGATCAAGCAGCAGTGCGTCACGGGTACGCATGAACCGATCCGGAGTTACAGACAGAGTGCCGAAATCGCTCATATACACATCCGCAGCGCCGATAATGGTCGTCGGCTGATCGCCGGGAGCCATGTAACGCTGAGCCGCGATACCAGCAAAGCTGGAAACCTTCTGCTTCAGACCGCTGTTAACAACCAGCAGCTTCGGATTTCCACCCGAAACAAACACCTCAGCAACTACATCCTTCAGCAACTGCTCGGTAAAGGTACGGGTAGCACCATCCGAACGGGTCGAAACACCAATCGTCGTGGGATCAGTGCCAGACGTGCCAGCGGAAGAGTTCGTTTTCAGGTACGACAGGATCGCGCCGAGTTTCCGAGCGGTCGTGGAGTTACCAGCAGTCTGACCCTGGTTAGCAGTCAGGATGGTTTCCATGTCGCGCTTGAGTTCTTGCGACGCTTTGCTCAACTGATACGCCTTCTCAGACTTCCGGCCAGCCTTGTTAACAGCCTCAAGGGTGTTAGAAATCTGGATCGTCTTTTGAACGATCTGGCAGTAGTTACCAAGACGGGTCGTCGGGCTGATCGTGGTAGCCGTAGCATCGGCACCTTCAACCGCAGCGTTAGCACTCGTCGCAGCAGCCAGCGAGTCAGTCTGCCACTCGTGATAAACAGCAGTCGCCTTGGTGCGAGCAAGGGTCGAAAGAATCGGGGTTTCGGTCGGGCTGATGTCATAGATGACATCGATAAGATCCTCGCGCTGACCAATCGCGCTATGTGCGGTAAAAGTTGACATTTGAGTTAATCCTACAAGAATCGTTCAAAAATAGCCGCAGCGTCTTTGGCTTTGCCTGACTGCCGCAGCACCTTTCGCTGTGTTTGATATTGTTTCTGCTCAGGTGGCGCACTATTAGCAGCACCCGGCCTCAACATTTTCGGTGCCTCTGTAACCTTTTTGGTTACTTCAGGCTTCCCTTTGACAAGTTTGTCGTATTGGGAAGCCTTCCAAAGCGTCAACACAGCCCTGCTGTCGTATACCTGCGCTAGATCATCATCCGTGAAACCAACTTGTTTCGCATAGTCCCGGATCTCTGTGCGAACAACATTGCCTTTCTGTGGATCTGCGAATTCTGGAATCGCTTGAGCTAGTTTCTGCTGCTCTTCAGCCACCAATTGCTGCAACCTCTGCTGATGCTCGGTTTGTTGCTGTAACGCAAGACGTTGCTTCTCAGCTTGAATCGCATACAACTGTTGCTGACGCTGCTGCTGCTCAGCGACCTTCACCGCATAACCAATCGGATCAGATTCCTTCAGCGCATTCAAATCTTCCTGCGGTTCCTGTTGTTTCAGCACCTGCTCAATCATCTCTAAGCGCTGGGCATACTGGTCACGCAGGGTTTTGGCTTGGTCAACAGCAGCTTTTTCAGCTTCAATCGCCTTACGCTGCTCTGCCAAAGCCTGAGTTTTCTGAGTGTAATCTTTGCCTTGCTGATA